TAAGTATAGGACTTTCTTGTAGGCAATAACACAATCTTAAAGCTTCTTGATAAATTCTATTCTCAATAAAAATACCTGGTTCCATACTCTCTCCTCAAATTAACTAACAAATATATTATAACAAAATGATTAAATTTAATCAAGGTAATAAAAATGAATAAAAAGAAAAGTTTACAAATAGAAAAAATAATTGAATTACGAAACAATTTCAAGCCAAAGATGAGCCAAAAAGCTTTTGCGGATTTTTTAAATGTTTCATATTATACGATAAAGAATATTGAGACAGGCAGTCAAAAAACAATTCCTCCTGATGTTGCGTTTGCCCTTTCTCAAAAATATCCAGACTACCCAATAGCATATTGGCTAGGGGTAGAGATACCAGACAATAAAGACAAACTAAAACTAGTAAACGAATTACTACACTTCGAATTTCTAAGTCTTGACGATTTATCAGTATTCGAACTACGCAGATTAAGACAAGACCACAAGATAAACCTCAACTGGCTACTTGACGATAATAACAACAACGATAAAGATATGTTCATAGACACTCGTACAGATGAAGAGATACTAGAACAAGAAGGACTAGGAACTCTATACGCAACAAAAGAAGAATTAGAAGAGTTAAAAGCAGAAATGAGAGCCTTTAAAAACAAGTAAACAAAAAGTCATGAAACGTAGTAGTCACTTGAGTTTTAGCCTAAAATGTGTTATAATGTAAGTATGAAATTATTAAGCAATATAGCGGACTTGAAAATATTTAATCAAGTGATATACTATAATATACAGAGGTGTATTATGTCTAGAATAAAATTTAACTTTAATAAACAAAAAGCTATTGAAACTATATTGTATTTGACCAATAAAGATGGGTTAATAACAAAAATGCGACTACTCAAGTTTGTCTTTTTTGCAGACATTTACCATATAAATAAATATGGGCGTCCGATTTTGGGCGATTGTTATTGTGCAATGAAAAACGGTCCAGTCCACTCATCGTTGTACGATATGCTAAAACATAATACAAGCGACTATTTAATAAAAAACGATAAACTAATAGAATCACTAAGAGGTTATGATTGCGAACATTTTTCAAAAAGTGATGTTGAAGCTCTTGAATATGCGTTTAATCAATATTCCCAATATGAAACAATGCAACTAAGCGAATTAACGCACGCTCACAAAGCTTGGAGTAGGGCAATAGAACGTTGTCCTAATTCAAAAAACGCACCTATGAAGTGGGAGGACTTTTTTGAAGATGAAAATAGCGAAGATATACCATACTTGAAGGAAGTTTCAGGGAGAATGGTTATTTAATGTTAAAATCGGGAGAGGTTTATTGTAGCAAGAGAGATGATATAGTAGATATTAAAAATAAATATCAGCTATACCTTGACGATAAAACAGTTTTACTCATCAATTCCGAAAAAAGTAAAAGAAACGTCAGCATATTTATTAAAAAGGATGAATGTGAGTTGCTGAGCCGCGACAGTTATTTATGTATCGATAATTTATTTACTTACGATAAGAAATACAAAGTATTAGATAAAAGTCATCTTTCAACATCTGCAATAGAGCGGATTATTTCTTTAATAAGTTCAAGTAGCACTTTGTTAAGCTGCCAAATCAACCACATAAAAAGGTTATTAATGGAAGTAAAAGTTTCTCGTGAAAATTAACTAATAACTTCTTTAATATAATTTTCTACCTTCAAATAAATTCTTTTCCCTTCATCACCATAAATTCTAACCAACGCAACCAAAACCATAGCTAACTCAATTTTAAGCATACTTCACTCCGACTATCCTAGTTTCTCTTACTTCTTAAAAGTAATTGGTATTATAAACCATATAGCATATTTTATTTGTTAGCTCTTGAGGATGATTTATTTTATTTTTTACCGTGTATAATGCTTTTAAGGAATAGTTTTCCCAATATTTTAAGTCGCTTTTAAATTATTAAAAGTATATAATAGCCTAATGAGTAAACTACAAGAGGTTATCGGACAAAGAATATTTTATGCAAGGAAAGAAAAAGAGCTGTCTCAAACTGAACTCGCTGCACTTGCCAAGGTAGATAAAAATACCATCTATTTGATAGAAAAAGCGGGCGTTAACGCTAGTGTTCTTAAATTGCATAAAATCTGCAAAGTATTAGATGTAAAAATGGTAGACCTATTTAAAGGTTATTGAATTGTAAACAACTTAATATTTTAATTAAGTAGCTGTAACATAGGACACATCATGGTTTACAGAGTTGCTACAAATTTAGTAGAATGTATTGTAAACATTGTTGCCTATTGGGTTTTAAACTTTGTAATAAAATGTTATAATGAATTTAGGTCAATAGATTTAGGATTTAAAGCCTATTAACTGGGGCTTGTTCGGTTTAAGTTTTGGGAGAAACATCGGCAAAGGGGATTTATGTCTGATTTTGAGGTTAAATGTTGCAGAGCAATTTATGCTAGAAAATTTAAACTAATAGACCCTTCTGAGTATGCAAATTTGCGTAATATATGCAAATTTTTAGGGATTATACCGAAAGAAATAAAGGAAGAATTTTTCAAAAAGAATACTTGTCCTGTGTGTGGTAATTTCATACTTGAATATACAAGAATTTATAAGACTGGTAAAGTGGAAAAAAGATTTGGGAAATTAAAAAACGACAAAGCAATTAAATATCTTGTAAATGTTGAAGGTAACTATAAAGAAATTCCAGATATAAAAATTGAAACTGGTTCAAAATCGAATTTAAGTTATTGTTATGGTAAAAATAATACGATTTACAACTATAATAACAAATCAAGAGGTTCAAGAGTAACTAATCCAATAAATACAATCAAAGGTGAGTTTACACCACCTAAACAAATTTTAACAGCATGAAGTGTTGAGAGTAGAAACAATAGAAACGCTGAACAAAGTTCCTAATAGGCATATTAAGGACAGGGTAGGGGCTAGCCGTCAGCACTGCCGTTTTATCCGCAGTCTAGCACACTCTGGCGAGGGATGCAGTAACCAATCTGTAAACGCTATGACTTATCTATTATTGAAAGCTTAGAGCTTGCTCTCCGAATTTTAACAGCATAATAAAAGCCGACCAGATGTAATTCAATAAGCGTCGGTAAGGGCATAGACGCTCTTGAAGCGTTCCCCGTGTAGTTGATAGCGCGCAAATGGTTAACTACACTAAAGCTTTAAATACACTTATATAAAAAAGGCTAGATGCGCAGTACTCAAAAGGTACTGCTTTTTATTGTGAGAAATTATGAAAATGATAATAAAACTAATACTAAAATACTTAGGTAGCACATCTAATCAAGTAAATAGATATTTGATGAAGTAATGGAAAAAGATTTACAGAAAAAAGTAGTAGATTACATAAGGTCTTTAGACTTAATAGTTTACTCAAATAATCCGCCTGCTTATAAACGTATGACATACGGCACATTAAATCATCTTCCAGACCTTACCATAGTAAATTTTAACGCTTATATCGAACTAAAAGATTATAAGTATACCAAAGCGCACAAAGAACGCCAAGAAAAGCAAAAGACAAGGCGCAAAGAATTAACCAAAGCAGGGGCTAAATGTTATAAAGCGGATACCTTTGAAAAGGTTGTCCAGATAATTGAGTTTTTAAATGCAAAATTTATTTAAAGACATATTCGGAGTAGATTTAACACTTGATAAACAATCGCTAAAAGACAGTTATTTCAACGATTACATCAAAGGCAAAATAACAAAAGCCCAACTTGATGAAAAGATGAAGAAATTAAAATAAAAAGTTTAAGTCCGTTAGTTCAATGTGAGAGAACACCGCACAGATAAAGCGGAAATAAGGGGTTGCAACCTTTACGGATATCAAAAGTGGGCGGGCTAGCGAGCGAAAGCAGCTAAAACAGCATTAGTAGATTAATTCTAGATACTACTATTAACCGCCATAGTTTAGCGCATCTACCACACGCAGAAAGCGATACTGTTGCCTTTAACTAGGCGACTTTTATTCACAATTTAAAGCGGTAAATCTTATAGGCGCCAGTGCATAGAGCATAAATCTGGTGCCGCCGTTTTCGGGTTTAAGGAGAGAAGATGTTAAGAAAAATATTATGCCTTTTGGGTTTTCATACTTGGAACTACTATAACGAGCATCGCAGTACAATTGATAACTCAACATTTTGTAAAAATAGAGAGTGCATAAAATGCGGACGAATAGAAGAAAACGCATATGACTTTATGGAAAGTTACTGGACAAAAGGCTAATTTCAAAACCACCTAAAAATCCGACACTATCTATAATTGAGTTTGGCACGTGTTGGAGGGGGTAAAGTATAAAGAATTGAGAGTAAATAATATGGAGAAACAACTCTTTGAAAAATTAAAACCAACACTAGACAAATTACTAGAATTGAAGCCGTTGCTTGAATATATTTTAAAAAAAACAAAAGAAGAATTGAGAGAGTAAAGAATGAGCGTAAAAATATCAGGGCGAGCGAAAGTTCAAATTGAAGTAATACGCAAAAACATTAAACCTTTTGAAATGGGTGGGATTTGTTTTGGGCTTGTCAATAAAGATAAAATTATAATTACAGAACTTGTCGGAATGCTAAAGGATGATATTTCAGAAGTAAACGGATTTGTAAGGAATAGTTGCAAGGAATACAATAAAATAATTGCTAAGAAGTGGAAGCACTCGGACGGATTAATTAATTATGTCGGAGAATGGCACACGCACAATGAAGATTACCCAACGCCAAGCAATATTGACAATAAATTACTAAATGACATCCAAGAATATACAAATAGAATTGGTTACAAGCCCATAGTTTTAATAATTGGGCTAAAGGACAACCGAATAATGATAGGTTAAAAGAAAAATGACTTTATGGAAAAAGAAACTACTAAAACAGTACCTTGGAATGAAATCGAAGCGGATTACATAAGAGGGGAATATAAAAACCAAGATTTAGCCGATAAATATAGCATTTCCAAGAATACACTTGAGAACAGAGCCAAAAATAATAAGTGGGTACAGAAAAAAACAGACTTAAACAGAAAAATACAAAAAGAAGTAGAAAAAAAAATCATAAAAGCGGAAGTTAATAGAACACAATTACAACTTGAACTGGCTGACGCTGTACGAGAGTTAATAAGAAAAGAACTATTAAAAGGTATAAGCAATCCCGACTTTAATCCATCGAGCTTGAAAGCTCTTACATCTAGCTTGCTTGACCTGCAAAAGGTTGAGAGGACAGCAGAGGGATTAGACAAAGAAACCCAAGGCGATAACGTAGAGCCTGAAATCAATTTTATTGAGGGCTTAGACAATGGCAAAATATAAACTATTGAAAGCACAAAAAGAGTTTTTGGAAGTTCCTCATAAAAGCGGATTAGATGTAGCATTATACCAAGGTGGTTATGGTTCAGGCAAAACTTGGTCAGGTTCTTTGCTCGGCATACTATTATGCTTGAGATATAAAGGCATTAAGGGACTTGTGGGGGCTCAAACATTCCCACTTGTGAGAGATACAACATTAGTAACTTATTTAGAGCATTTAGAGGCTCTAGGATTTAAAGAAAATAGAGATTATTTTTTTAAGAAATCTGAAAGCAAACTTATTTTTAAAAATGGTTCTGAAATACTTTTTAGAAGTTTAGACGAACCGGGGAAAATAAAATCATTAAACTTAGGATTTGTTGAGATTGAAGAAATGTCTGACACAAAAGAAAGCACCTTTAAAATGCTTCTTGGACGTTTAAGACAAGCAATAAAACCCGAATGGAAAGAGTTGGGGTTTCAATATAGATTATTTGGCCACACTAACCCCGAACCCGACAAAGGCTGGCTTTATAAAGTTTTCAACAGTTCAAAAGTTAATTACAGAAAATTAATAGCCTCAACTACTGAAAACACTTTTTTGAGTGATAGTTTTGTTGAATCGCTCAAAGATGCTTATGACGAAGATTATTACAATATCAACGTATTAGGTCAAGATGGTGATTATTCAAGCGGATTAGTTGTTAAAGGGTTTAGTAATTGTAATAAAACAAGTTGCGAGGGCATAGAGTGTAAGCATTGTACAAAAAGCAATGTTAAAACTGTTAACTATTTCCCCGATATGGATTTGCATATAACTTGCGATTTCAACGTAGACCCTATGTCGTGGGCTTTGGCTCACAAAACCGAGGACAAGGTCTTTTTCTTTGACGAAATAGTAATTGAAAATACAACTACCGAAAAAACTTGTGAAGAATTTTTAAGAAGATACCCAAAGCATACTGGCAAAATAATAATAAATGGTGATGCCTCTGGTGATAATCGCTCAACTGCAAGTGAGTTCACTAATTATGCGACTATAAAAAACACTCTTAAAGACTTTGGATACATAGATAATGTTGAGTTTAAATTAAAAGGTTTTAACCCTAGAATTAAAAGCAGGGTTGCAGCGTTTAACTCAAAAGTCCTAAATTTAAAGGGTATCAGATGCGTTTTCGTAGACCATAAATGTAAATGGGTTATATATAACCTAGAGAATCTAAAGTATAAAGTCGGCACAAGCCTAATAGATGCCCCATCACATCACCAAATAAAGCAGTCAAAAGAGTTAAAATTCTTGATGCACATCTATGATGCGATTAGTTATCTAGTAGATTTTTACTGGCCTATAAAGATTGAACAACCCGAAAAGGAATAAAATGTCATTAACCTACACTAAAGAAAAAAAAGAAATAAAGTTGGATGATACAAAAGCAACAGAGTTAAAATCAAGTATTGTCAAGATGTATGATTCATTTTATGAGGATTTACAACCGCATATTTCAGACTATGAAAAATTAAAGCTTCATCTTTATGGAATTTTGAGAAATAAAGATAAAGATAAATTCTTAATGACTAAAATCTATGAACAGTCTGAAACATATATAGCACAATTGAAAAATAAATGTGCTGGAAGTGTTGAAACTCTTTTTGGTATTGAGGGTAATTCGCAAGTAGACCAAGACAATTCTAATACTATGAAAGCCTTTGTCGAGGATAAACTCGAAAAGATGGAGTATTTAACAGAATACGACACAGGAATCCCAAACTATGTTCAAAAAGGTGCGTTCTATACGTTTACTGAATGGGTCAAGAATATTCGTGAAGTTAAAAGGCTTGCAAAAGTCGACATTTTAACAGGCGAAGAAGCGACAGATGAAACATTACCCGAAAACATCACAGAGGGCAGAATAACAAAGATTGAAACCGTTTACGATGGTGCAAAGTCTGTAAGTATTAACCCTTTTTCGATAGTATTCGATAAAAACAAAGTAAAAGATTGGGATAAATGCCCGAAGATTTATAAAACTTGGTTAAGTCCAGAGGAAATCCTTGCAAGAAAAGATTATAAAATAAGCAAGGAAACTCAAGACAAATTAAAAGAAATAGGCAAAAAGAATAACAACGGCTCAATAACAAGCAATTCAAATACAACGCTATCAGATGATGCAACCAATGGCGATATGATAGAAGTATTGGAATACTGGGGAGATTTAAGACTCCCTGATGGTACGTTCTTAGAAAACTGGCTTGCGGTTGTTGTTGGACGTTTAGAAGTCGTAAGATTTTGCAAAAATCCTTTCTTGATTAATCCGTTTACAAGATGTAGCTTTATGGACCATCCCGACACAGGGCGTGAAATATCACCTTTATTGGTTGCGGTAGTAAACAACGAAAAGAAATCAGAAGTATTCAGAGCAATTGAAAAAGGGATGGCGTTTGCTAATAATCCTTGTCACATTACCAACGGCAAAATGGGATTAGAGGGCGAGAACAAAGCTGAACCTGGCAAGATTATCGAAGCCAAAAACGATGGTTTAAACCCTAACAACCCTATTATATACAGTATTGACGGCAAAGGTCTAAGTGTAAACTTTGAAGTTATGCCAATGTTTGATGCTGAAATCGAGCAATCAACAGGGATTAATAAATATTTAACTGGCAACGTAGACGGCGCTAAGGTAGATTTTGCAACAGAAGCAAGCGGAATAATGGGCGGTGGTGAAGTTAGAATCCAAAAAGACGTTGACAATATCAACAGAAAACTAACAAAACCAACCATTCAAAAGATAGCAGATTTAAACGCTAATATGATTTCCCAACCGCAACAAATTAAAATCCGTAATAACGGTAAAGTTGAGTTTAAAGAAGTCACTCCCGATGTAGTTCAAGGCTCTTATGAATTTAAAGTTGCAGATGCTAAACAGCAAACGGCAAATAAACAAAAAGCACAAATAACCGTAAATGTTCTTGAAAAAATCGCACAGGGTAATAAAAACGCCAATGTGGACGAGATAAGCAAGTTTGCTCTTGAAAATATATGCGATGTAAAAGACACATCAAAGTTCTTTATCGAAGATGGATTACAAAAAGCCATTAACGAAGTACCAGAGGAGCAGAGAGAGCAAGCAAAACAATTCTTGACAGAAGTATTGCAGAACCCACAGAAGTATCAACCACAAGCACCACAGCAACCAACTGCTAACCAATTTGTGTTAGATATTGCTGCAAAAACTATATGTGACGATAACAGATACCCTGATGATGTAAAACAAGCAATGTTACAAATGCTTCAATTGCAACCATCGCAAGAATACTTAGTAAAATTACAAGGAAAAAATAATGCACCAATTAGCTAAAAATATCAGAAGTTTAGTAAATGAATGGTTTACACCTCATAATGCCGATTGTTTTCAATCTTATAAAGATATGAAAATGAAAAGCGTATGGGATAGATTAACAATCAACAACTTTGATACACCTGAAAAGGCTTTCAGGTTGTGCCATTTAATGTTAGCTGATAAATTAGCGGTTGACGATTTAGAAGAACAAAAGCGAATCGCCGATAAATTAGACTTAGAACAAGTTAAAAAATAAACCGTAAAGCAATAAAAATACCCCTCTCTCGAGAGGGCTTTTTAGTAATACACAAATATAAAGGAAACATTATGTCAGAAGAAAATCAAGTATCAACACCAGAAGCAGTTGAAACAGAAACCCCAACGGCAGAGCCTACGGAAGTAGAAACCTCGGAAGTCGTTGAGCCTGTTGAAGAAACCGCCAAAGCTGAAAAAGATGGAACAGAGGAACAGCCTGAATGGTTTAAAAAGGACAAATACAAAACCGTTGAAGAACAGGCAAAGGCTTACAACGAAGCCGAAAAGACTATGCACGAAGCCTTAAATAAGGTCAAGGAATTAGAAAGAACGCAAACAGAGCAGAAGTTCACACAGGAAACGCAGCAAGTGTCAGAGGGGATGAAAACCCTAAGCAATCAGTATCAGCAAGCTATTGACAACTATCAAGCACAAGGCAACCAAGTTTTAGAACAAGCCTTAAATGCTCTTGAAAACGGTCAAATTAGCGGCGCAGAGTACGCACAATATGTAGCACAAGAAAATGAAAAATTCTTGAGTGCAAAAGCTAATATTGATGCAATCTACTCGCAAGAATCAAGCCAGTTAAAAGGAAAAGAAGCGGAGTTATCACAACAACGTGTTTCTAATTCGTTTAACGAGTTTGAAATCAACCAAGCTGATAAACTTGCAAGGCCTGAAAACAAAGCACTTTATGAAGCGTACAAGGCTAAAGGATACGACCCACAGGATTTAAACACGGTCTTTGAATTAGCTGAAACGTATTTGCAAAGTTATTTAAAAAGTGAAACTGCAAAAAAAGCAATCAGTTCTGACATAGAAGCTGATAAATCAGCAATGACTACCACGGTCGGAAAAGGTGGAGTTGGCACAAAGCCAAAAACAATACAAACGTTAGACGACATTATTAATTACTTATAGGAGAAAAAAAATGACATCAAAATTAAACATAGCAATTCAAAAGGTTTTTGATAAAGACCTTGAAAAATTATTGCAAAAAATTATGGTATTCGGAAACTTAGCTTGTACAAAATTTGACAAAGACATCATTTCTGGTGGCGACACAGTTAAAATTTTGTATGAAGGAGACGTAACACTCGGAGACTTGACAACAACAGGTCAAGTAACTTACGGCGATACAAACGTTTCATCTGATGAAATAAAAATCGACCAAAAACCGTATGTAACATTCAGACTTACTGATATGGAAGCTGACCAAATGGAAGGCGACCAAGCAAAAACTATTCTTGATTCCAAAGTTAAAAGAGCAGCTTACAAATTCAAAAAGCACGTTGAGGACAACTTGGCAACTCTTTACACAAAAGCTGGGGTTACTTACAACTCTTTATCAGGCGCAGGATATCAAATCACAAAATCAACAATCAATGATTTCTTGGCAGATATGCAAGTTAAATTTGACGAAGCAGATTTACCAGAAGAAAACAGATTTGCTACACTTCCACCTTGGATGGTAGGTATGCTTACAAAAGCAGATGCTAACCAATACACTGAAACTGGCGTAGATTTTAGAAAAAATGGTTTTTCTGGCGAATATGCTGGATTTAAAGTATATAAATCTAATTCTGTTTACAACGATGGAACAAACTTCTACCCAATGTTTGGTATCGATGGCGAATCTTTTGCACTTGCTACACAAAAGAAACCAAAGGTCGAAGATGCTTCAAGACCTGACTACTTCGAGCAAGCAAAGAAAATGCGTATGCTCTATGGTTTCGGTTGCCACAGAAGTGACAAATTAGGAACTGCAAAAATCATCAAATAGTTTAGTAATACTTAGGGGGCTTTTATAGCCCTCTTTTAAATAGGAGAAAATAACAATGGCTAGAACAGCAGACACAATCAATTTTATAAACACCGCTGATTGTTTGGACGTAACAGGGAATTACCAAGTAATAGACGCAATCACAGGCGTAGGAAACGGTATGGCAATAGCTGACTTTTTCAATGCTCGTGATAACTATGGTTTCTTGGTAATTAACAACACAACAGTATCAGCAAAGAAAGTTACACTAGTAGCTGGAACAGAATACCCACAAGGCAAACAAGGAAACTTAGACGTTTCTTGTCCTGCTTCAAAAGTGTCATTAGTAAGAGTAGAAAACCCTGCGAGATTCTCACAGGCTGATGGCTCTCTAATTGCAGAATTTGAAACTGGTATGACTGGATTCGCAGCACCTGTAGCTTTCAGAACATCACTAGGATTATAAACCTATGATAATTAAAAATATCAAGACAAACGTTGAGATAGATTTTAATTGTAAATCAGACAAGATACTAGCCCAAAAGCTAGTATCTGACCCTGATTTTGAAGTTATTTCTATGACTGATGAAGAAAAAGAGCTATTGGTAAAAGAAGAAGTAAAAGAAATCTCGCTTGAGGATAAATTACTTGGTAAAGAAGAACCAATAATAACAATTTTAAATACAATACCAAAAGAAAAAGCTAAAGACAAAGCTAAATTTTGGCAAACTAATTAAGGAGAATAAAATGGCTAAGAAGAAAAAATGCAAAACTAAAGGATGCTAATTAATGAATTATTTTGAAATACTAACACAATTTTGCAGAACTAATACAGTCGATGAGCAACCACCTGCTTTCAGTGCATCTGATGAAGAAACGTACAAAAAAAAGCAGATGATTAAGGACGCAAACGCCCATATTGTCCAATATACGGATTGGAAGTTTAGAAACAAAAAACCATCTATGCCGACTGTTATAGGTCAAAAGGAATATGACTTACCGTTAGGCACTATACAGGGCGTTTACTTAAATGGTTCTAAATTGGCGTTTATTGAGGACGAACTATTACTACAGGAATGTAGCGGAAAACCATCAGGTTATTATGTAAACAGAGAAGATAATAAGATTGGATTTGATAAAACTCCTGATTCAGTTTATCCGATTATTGTTAAATATAAAACCGATAATCAAGCTGTTACAGCAGACGGTACTCAAAAATTAAATTTAGAACTTGAAACAGATACATCAATAATCCCAGAACAATATCAAAATATAATTGTTATGTATGCCGAATTGCTTTATATGCGTGATAAATCAACCAAAAATCAGACAGATGCTAAAGCAAATTATAGAAATAGACTAACAGAACTTATGACTTATGACAGGGGAACGCTTGAAGCAAGCCCAACTATTGTAATGTAAGGATTTAAAATGCAATTTAAAAACTTTTCAGACGGATACAGAACGAATAATATAACGGTTAATTCTTTAAGCGCTGGATATAATGTAGAATTATTAAATACTCCTTACGGTAGAAATATTTATAGAAGTAATGGGAACACCCTTGTTAAACAAGTACCTAATAATGAGAAAATTATCGGTGGTTTTGATTATGAAAAAGGGGACACTCATTATGAGTTAATTTTTACTAATAGTGGAACTGAAAGCAAAGCATATTTATTCTTTAATGAGACTTTGACCTTAATAAAAGGCGGAATGAGCGAAGATGCTAGATTCTTTAATGCTGTAAATTACAATAACGGTGCATTTATTACAAATGGTATAGACGCTCCATTTTTCTATGAATACGGTGCAAGTCCTGCAATAATTAATATTGATTGTGTATCATATACAGATGTACAAATCAGAGGATTGGCAATAAAAGTATTTGATAATAGAATATTTATCGGCTCAGGTCACGAGTTATTTTCTTGTGGGCTTGGTGATCCGACTGATTGGTCTAGTTCAGATGTTGAAACAACTCGTGCCGGATACATCTATAATTTTATGAACAGATCATCAAGTATAAAATCTATTGAAACTTACAAAAATAGTTTGATGATTTATAGAACTACTGACACTGTACGTTTAAACGGAACAAGTGGAAGTTATGAAATGGATGTAATATCTAATGTGGGTACATCTAGTCCATTTTCAGTTACAAATTTAGATGATTATCAAATATATTTCTTAAAACATATCAACGGTGTTGGAGTTTATTACATATCAGCTAACGAATTAGGAACAATAAAAGCAGAAAGTGAAATCAGCACATTTATTCACGAAGAATTTGCAAATATTGACAATACAAGACTTGATGAAATTTATGTAATAGCCAACACTAAAAAGAATGAAGTCTGGATTCATATACCAAGAACAGATTACCCAAATAATTCTTATTGGATTATTTATAATTTAACCGCAAAATGTTTCTTTCCTCCTAGAATAACTCAACCTATAACATCGGCTTGGTTGTTTAACGGAGAAATATATATCGGAACAGCAGACGGTAAAGTATTGAAAGAAGACAGTGGAAATACTTTTGATGGTAATACAATTTCATTCAGTGCAGATACTTGCTCGATGGATTTTAATACATTAGTTAAAAAGGAATTTGATGAACAGTGCAGATATACCCTTGACGGAAAAAAACAGAATAATTTTATTCTTTCTTTTATTAAAAATGATGATGAAAGAACAATAATAAGTAAAGAGATTGTTGCAGTTCCTAATGGTTGCCTTATTTGGGCTAAAGATGATAAAGCAACAGACCTAAAATACTTCTGGGGTCATAATTTTGCAGGAACTACACCATTAATATCAAAATGTGGGAAACCTTCAAGTTTTAGTACTTTAAAAATTAGATTTTCAGGTACAGGGGATTTGGGAATTCTCAATTTTGAATTACAAAACCCAAAATTGGCTTAATTATGCATTTTATATCAACGAATAATGATGATTTTCCCTATAAAGCTGTCAAAGAACTTTACGAGGAATATTCACAATATAACATTTCAGGAAACAACTTATATATTGATGAACTTATCAGCCTAAACATATTTTTTGCAGTTATGGACAATAAAAAATTTATCGGTTGCCTTTATTTACACAATTTTGGTATCGATAGCGTTTATTTATCAGGCTTTAGTAAAAGAAAGCAACCAAAGGCTAATATAAGAGCCATAAGCGAATTTATTAATAATATTACACAAAGATACATATTATCTTCTACACCCCACGCACACGCAAAGCTATGTTTGTTACGTGCAGGGTTTAAACAAATAGCAACAGATTTATTTTTATACGAAAGGAATTAATTATGGGCGGAAGCAATTCAGAACCATCAGCAGAAGCACAAGTAAAATCAACTTATACCAATGGTTATGGTGATAGTGCGACTCAAGACGGTTTCACACCGTCAGCATTTAACCAATCTCAAATGAGTGCATATCAAAGTGCAATACCTACTTTACAATCTAAACTTTATGATACAAAAGGGGCGGACACACAAGCCAGAGCAGCAGCAGACGCAACAAAAGCAAATGGTTTGAAGTCATTTACTCGTACAATGAACGATAGTTTTGGAACTAATATGGCAGATGCAGCACATAGATTTGGTAGTTTAGATAACTCTACTTTTGATAGTATGAATAAACGTTTTGGACAAGCTACATCAGATGGATTAACTGCTTTACAAAATGATTACGATGCTAATTATCAAAACAATATGAACAACCAACAAAGCTATAACCAAAACAACTTAAATTCTGCACTTAACGGTATGGGTAATCTTTATAACCTTGCTAACGGTCAATCACAAAATGCGTTGAATTCTAGTAATGCTAGCAATAACTTTAATAATACTCAATACGGAACACAAGCTAGTATGTTTAATGCAAAAACTGCAGCAGACGCAGCCAAACAAGCTGCTATGTACCAAGCAATGGGAACTGCTATGTCGGGTGGAATCAAACTCTAAAAACTATAACCATAAAAACCGCCAGCACCGTTAGGATTCAGCATAACTTGGTGAGAGCCTTGCATACCGTAGTAACCGCCCGCATAATTTGGGAATAGGAACATTGGACCGGAATTGTTATTATATGCTTGTTGTGAATTTGGAGAAATAATACTTGGATTGTTAAAACTTTTTAAAAATCTATCTAATTTACCAATTTTTAAATCCTTAGAACTATCTGGTTTAAGTTCACTTATGCACATTTTTTTATTATCCAAACAATCAGTATAATAACCCCAAGTGCCCTCACGACAATACGCAAAAGTATTGTTATCAACAAAATTACAATTATGTTTAACTTGACCGTTAGTAAAAATAACAGTATCGGCATAAACTGGCAAAATTAAATTGATAACTAGTAATATTAAAATAAATTTTTTCATAAAATACCTCATTTTCTTATAAGAATAACACATTTCTTGAATTTTTCAAGAGTAAGGATGAAATTCATGAACTTAAGTAAAGTTTCAACATACGATTTAGTAGCCGAACTTAAAAGCAGAGAGAGTTTTATAGATGAATTGTTTATCGAGCCAAGAGACGAATTTAAAATAATGGTCAGACCCAATAAAAAATACATCAAAAAATGGTGCGTAGATGCCCCAGAAGTTATCGACCAGAAATGGAAAACAATATATAAAGATTCAGGAATAGCAGGGATTATAATTTACGTTGACTAACTTCTCTTTCAGTATAACTATCTACAATGCGAGCTCTAAAAAACTTGCTCTTTGAGTCAGCTTTCATAAAATCATCATAAATCATAGAAATAACAGGAAAATATTCGTAAACTTTCCCACTTTTAAACTCTACTTCAAGAGTATCCCCATTATGCCCTATTGATTTGATAAAACTTGAAACAACTTCTTTTCTAATCATCTTTTACACTCCAATTATTAACAAACCTATAAAACCACACTACCGCATGCTTTTCAAGCGAAAGGATAATAAATGAACTTTCTAGAACAATTATTAATCAACCAAGAAAATAACAAGGCTAATTCAACTCCAAAGTTAAGCCCGTTACAAACACCTGAACAATTTGCACAAAATCAACAAGTGCAGCAACAAAGACAGGGATTAACAGAAAAGCTTCAACAACCAGGTTCTTTAACTCGTGGGCTTGAAAACTTTTTAATCCATCCAAGGGATGCTATTTTTGGTGCAAAATCACCACAGCAAGAAGTACCAGTGTCTTATCAACAACCATTAGTTGGAGTAGATATGACGCAAAACGATTATAATAACGCACAATCTCAAGGGTTATTACCTGAAAGTCCGATGATTTCAACAGGAGTAAAAGAAAATCCAAGAATAGGCGGACTTTTAAGTGATATAGCAGGAGGAGCGAAAGAAAACGCTCAAACTCCTTTTGATATGTCAAACATTGAAAATAACCAAACGTCAGATGGACGAAACAAAGGACTTGCTTATCGTTTAGGTGAAGGTTTAGGAACAGCTGGTAAGTTTATGGCTTCACCTGCTGGTAGAGCAGTCGGAACTGGGTTATTAGTTGCGGCTACTGGTGGAAATCCTACACAAGCTATAACATACGGTTTACAAGCTGGTGTCGGTAATTATCAGAACGTCCAAGAAGATAAAATGAACAGAAATCTATTGCAGTCGCAAGGAATTAACACAGAAAATATCCGCGGATACTTGAATAACGATATGGCAAAAAGTTATACGGATAATTACAAAAACCTTAACGATTCAAGATACAAATTCGCTAGTCTTGAGCTAAGAGATAAGCTTGCAACAATGCAAGACAATACAACAAAAGCCAAGTCTATTATGGACGCTTTTAAAAGTAATATGATTGACGAAACGCAAGCGGTTAATTTAGCAAATATGTACGGTCTTTCAGTAAATGATTTGCAGGAAAGTAATCAAACTAAAAACACAAAAATTAATGAATATCTTGCCCCAGCTAAAAAACGTGCCTACGAATTAGCTCCACAAATAGCAATGGGTAATTTAGGCGTTGCACAGAATAATTCAGCTATCAACGGTGGACGTTTAAATTTACAACAACAAGAATTTGACTACAAAAAAAATAATCCTAATGCTGGAAAAACAGAAGAACAATTGGCAAACTTACAAAACTTAAATCAAGATTTACAAGATTTTCAAACAATGTTTGATACAGTTCCGAATGCCAAAGCTGGTATGGGTTATCAGGCAGAAGTGGCAAAAAATAAATTAAGACGAAATGTAATGTCTTTATCGCCTCACGAACAGTCATTTGAAACTTCAAGGAACAACTTGAAATTTAGAATTATTACAGCTTTAGATGATGCAGGAAAACGAGTTACAAACGTTGAAATGAACCAAATTGATAAAGCTTTACCATCTTTGGATATGACATATGCCCAAAAACAAGCAGCTTATAAGGAATTAAATAGACTTATAACAAACAAATACGGTATAAAAATGGGTGCTATACAAAGTATACCAAGTTCGCAACCTCAACAAAATAATAAAACATTCAAATCTGGTAAATATACAGTTACAGTACATTAAGGAGTAAAAATGCCGAATTACACAGCTAATTATAATGGTAAAACAGTAACTTTAACGGGCGATGCTCCACCAACAGAAAAAGATTTTGATGCTGCTTTTTCTCAAATTGATAGTCAACCACAATTTACCGATTCAGAAATGAACACAATAAATGCAGGAAAACCCATTGAGGCTACAATAGAAGCAAGCCCACTAGCGGACAAATTAAATAACCCTGCTAGTAATTTTGTGCACGGATTATCAGAAATACCAAGAGCAGTAGGCGGCTTCGTAGGAAACCAAGTATTAAGACCGTTAGTAGGTAAAAAACCTTTACCTAGCCAAGACTTACAACAACTTTATGATAATTCGTTAATAGCTGGACAACCTGCTAAAACTGGTATAGGTAAAGTAGCCGAATTTGCAGGAGGTTTAGCCCCGACTTTAGCATTACCAGAAGCGAATGTGTTTAAAGGTGCAGGACTCGCCTCTAAAATAGGAAATATGGGTTTAACTGGCGCATATCAAGGCGGTTTAATAGGAGGAGTAGGAGCACAAAATAACGGTCAAAATCCTATTGAGGGTATAAAGCAAGGCGCTCTAGTCGGCAGTGCTATCGGTGGAGGTTTACCAGTTGCAGGACAAGTATTTGAAAAAGTAGCCCCTACTCTTGGAAGTATAGCTGGAATTAATAAAAATTCTTATACTACATTATTTGATAATATGAAAAATCCTACATCTAATATGCCAGTAAATAGAGCCTTATTAGATGGTGTCCTAGGTAAAAAAAGTGCAAAAACTGGTGAAATGGTAGGTAATGAAATAGAAAAACTTAAAACTATGCCCGACCTTAACCGTGACGAAATAAATAATTTAACCCAAGATACTATCGATAAATACGCAAATGGAGCAACAATAAATCCTACCGCGGACGCCGTAAAACCTGACTTAAAACAAATTCAAAAATATTTAGATGAAGGGAATAGCCAACTCATACAACTACCGAACGGACAGACTATGACGTCTGAAGAATTTACCCAATTTTTTCCTGATATGAAACCAGAGGAAATCAATGGGAAAGTTATAGATTTAGGTGGTATTAAGCCAATGAATTTACAAGTTATAAAACAGGATTTACAAGATAAACTAGATTTTAATCCAGATAACCCAACCTATACCAAACAAGGTTCTGCGTTATTAAGAGATTTACAGCACCAATATAAAAATAAACTTGAAGAATTAAGTCCAGAATTAGGAGAAGCAAATAAAGCTCACCAAATAGCAAAGTCAGCAGAACAATTTAAAAACTTACTACCACAAGGGAAATACCATAAAGCTAGAATAGCAGCAGAACTTGGGGGTATTATTCCTGCGGTAGCTGGGGGAATGACACATAATCCATTCTTATCTTCATTCGGAGCAATAAGTACTCTGTTTTCACCATTGGCTCACGGAATACCAATGGCAGGGTATGAAATCGGTACAAAAATATCTCCATATCTTCCAAGAGCCCTAACAACTGGAATTAACCAAAAATAAAATAAATATTCTACACAATAAGTCCACTGTAATCGGTGGGTTATTTTTGAAAGGAAAAATATGACACAAATAGGAATCAACGGCCAAATGCGTTTTAGCGCCGATACCCCAGCAGTAGCGGACGATGTGAACGCTAATTTTGATGTTTTCAAAACTGCACATAATGATACAGATACAAGAGTAATAACGTTAGAAAATAATATTACAAATTATTTAGACAAAACTATTTCTAACACGTTTCCTTTAGTTCAAAAGTACAAAAGTACTACAATAACAGGGGCAACAAACGCTACTCCAATTGTGATTACTTCGGTCGCACACGGTAGAAGTACAGGCGATAAAATATATAACGAAAATGTAGGCGGGAATACTAACGCAAACGGTGTTTTCTCAATAACAAAATTAACCGATGATACTTACAGTCTTGACAATTCAGTCGGGAACGCAGCTTATACTTCGGGTGGTACTTCCTATCTATTGCCTAAAAACCTTGAGGATTTAGCGAATAAAGCATTTGTTTTAACTTCGGGGAAAGAAATTAAATCACTTGGAAGTATTGCAGCAAGTTTCACGCTATCTAGTGGGAAGTCAAAAGGCAACATAACGGACAATATTTCAATATCTTTGCCAACTACTGGTTTAATTTCAGGTATTGAAACTAAATGTGAATTTGATTTTAGCTTACTTAGCGGTAAAACTTTAACAATTCCAACCAGTACTAACATAATTTGGAAAGGTACAAAACCAACAGCATACTCAACAATAACCACAGGGAATGAGGAAAAAGCTAGAAATACTTTGATATTCACTACTAAAGATGGTGGTACAAATTGGGTAGCCGAATATTTTAATGCGGGTGGTATTGAAATAGCTTTCACACAACCAGTATTAAATGCCAATGGAACTCTTGGAGGTTCCACTTTCGCCGTTTATACTTCTGCCGTTTATGGTGCAGGAGTTTACGCTTATGCGTTCTCTGATGGTAACGATGGTTCCACCTGCTATGGCCCAGATTATGCGACCCCTTATGATATTTTATACAACCCAATTCCTTTAAAAGTGCCCAATATATACGTAAACAGTAATATTGGGGGTTACACAGTCTATGGTTCAAATGATAATTCTACATATACAACACTTACAAGTGGAGCCTTTACAAGTGGTGGCGCTAATACTATATCTATTCCGGCTATTAATCAAGGATTTTATAATTATTATAAGATACAACCAACTAGCCGATTATCAGGAAATTATATAACAGTTATGACAATTACACTATTAAATGGTGTTTATATAGCTACTTAGAAAGGATTTTAAAATGACAGTATATGGAAAAATAGAAAACAATAATTTTATACCAGCGCCTTACGGTAATACAGACTTTTTAGTGTCACAAGGTTATTCAGCGTTTACCGATGAAGAAGCCCAAAACTATATAACAAAAGGGCTTTTACAGTCTCAAATAGCCGAAATTGACTTAAAGAGAATAAGAGCAAGTATTGAGCCATCTATCAAAGACGAAACAAGCGGTCAAACTTGGCTTGAATTTTACACTGAGCAAGTACAGGAATTAAGAGAGCAAATCGCTTCTTTATAACTAAGCATTAAGCTACCAACAAATGACAAGCTCAAAAGGCTTGAATTTTTGCTGCACAAATACAGGAATCAAGGTAATAGGGATAAAAATGGCAGAAATAAGCAAAATACATTCTTCTAATCAAATTGTACCAGCTGGAAATTTAAACAAAAATTTTAATTCTATCAACGAACAATTGGAGCTACTAGCTGGAAGTGATTATGCATCCAAAATAGAAAATTTAAACGGGGCTATATCAAGCATTGTAGACGCTAAAACTTATAGCTGGGGACAAATATTGTCTAAACCAATTTTGTTTAATCCTACCTTGCACAGCCATAGTGTATCGGAAATAAACGACTTACAAGCCTTATTGAATGACAAAGCGAGCATAGCAGACTTGAACAGCATATCTACGAGCATAGATGGCGGTAATGCAACAAGCATTTACCTAGAAACACAAATAATCAATTGCGGAGGGGCATAATGGCTAGCAAAATACAATTAAGAAGCGATAGTTCCGCTAACTGGATTTCTGCAAATCCAATATTAGCACAGGGAGAAGCTGGAATCGAATTAGACACTAACGAAATAAAAATCGGCGATGGTTTAACTCACTGGAACAATCTTGAATATTTATCAATAGATTCAAGTATTCCAACTGCTAGTATAACAATAAAAGGTGCTGTAAAAATAGGCAATGGGCTTTCTGTTACTGGTGACGGCACTCTTTCAGCAAATGTGCAGTCACAAATTCAATCTGATTGCAGCCAAACAGATAATACAAAGCCTGATTATATTAAAAATCAACCTGATTTAACGCTTAAAGCTGATAAATCGTCCACATATACTAAAACAGAAGTTGATACTTTAATAGATGAAATCCCGACACCAGACGTAAGCGGTCAAATAACAACGCACAATACAAGCAATACAGCGCATCAAGATATTAGAACAACGTTGAACAACAAGGCTAACGTTTCAGATATACCAGATGTAAGTAACTTTGCTACAACTTCGCAAGTTGATACCAGAATCCAAAATATTGTTGGTACTGCTCCTGCTGCTTTAGATACTTTAAAAGAGATTGACGATCAGCTTAGTAATGACGAAAGTGTTGTCGCTGGATTAGTAAATACAATTTCTACAAAAGCAAATCAGGCAGATTTAACAAGCGGGTTAGCAGAAAAAGTTGATAAGTTGGGCTTTATTGCTACTGACAATAATTATACCACTACGGAAAAAACAAAATTAAGTGGGATTGAAGTAGGCGCTCAGGTTAATCCAGATTTAACATCTTATGCACAAAGTACAGATGTGGCGACTGCTTTAACTTTAAAATCAAATCTAGCGGGTGGAAATACTTTTACAGGCAATCAAATTTTAGATGCTTTGTTTATAGACAGCTTAAATCATAAAGTTGGAATAGGCACTACCTCACCATCCGCACAATTGACACAAAAAACTACTTCAGACTTAGAAACAGCCACTTTAGGCGCTGAATTATTAACCTCAAGCGGTTGGACTTCTACAGATTGGACTGGTAGTTTTGCTGCTGGATGGACACATACTACAGGCAATACAAGCGCATTGTCTAACTCTTTAGCTGCTGTAAACGGCAACTATTATCAAATATCTTACACAATGACTGGCAGAACAGCAGGAAATATCATTGTTCTTTTCGGAAGTCAAACACTTGCGGTGAACGCTAGCGGTTCTTTCACTATGAAGGCAACAAGCACGTCTAATTTTTCGGTTGCTACAACTACAGACTTTAACGGTACAGTTACTTTTTCAATAAAACAAATAACGGCAATTACTTCCCCTGTATATGCCATTCAAGACAGCACAGGAGTAAATTCTTTAGAAATTCGCTCAGGTCTAAAAACTGCTAATAATACAATTTTGGGTAACAGTGCAGGTACTAGGATAACTACTGGAACAGCCAATACCTTTACAGGTTATAGTGCTGGACAAAATACGGCTAGTGGAGTAGGCAATACATTTTATGGATATTTAGCAGGCCAAAATAACGTTAGTGGTAATAGTAATGTATTTGTTGGGGGTAACTCTGGTGCTAATAATACCGCAGGATTAGCAAATATTTTTGTTGGCTATAATTCAGGATTTAACAACATTAATGCTAGCAATAATGTATATGTAGGTAATGCCGCTGGAATGTTGAATACTACTGGCTCTAGTAATACGTTTATTGGGACTAGTACAGGTTATAATAACACTGGCAGCTCGAATACATTTAATGGCTATGCAGCAGGCATAAGCAATACGTCAGGTGGGAATAACTGTTTCTTTGGCTCTCAAGTTGGCTATTCAAACACTACAGGCTCAAATAACGTTTGTATGGGGATAAATTCAGCACAATATAACGCTACAGGCTCAAATAATATAATGTTTGGTACAAATGCAGGACGTGTTCTTGCCGATGGAACAACTAATAATACCACTTGCAACAATAGTATATTTTTAGGTTATGGGACAAAAGCAAAAGCACAAAGCGGAACAAATGAAATTATCCTCGGATTCAATATCTCTGGTAATGGTTCAAACACAACTACGATAGGCGGTGGTGGAACAACCAACACATATATAGCAGGACAAACGCAAGCAATTTCTTTTGCAAGTACGTTACAAACTCTTACTGATGCCTCAAACATTGCTTGGGATTTATCTTTAGGCGGTATTGGTTCTGTTACTTTGGGCGCTGCTGGTAGAACTTTAGCAAATCCAACAAACATAGTCGCAGGTGCAACTTATAAATTAATAGTTAAACAAGACGCTACAGGTTCAAGAACGATAACAAGTTGGGGAAGTTATTTTAAATTCTCTAACATTAGTCCAGTATTAAAAACAGCAGCTAACGCAATTGACATTTTTGAGTTTGTTGCGATTGATACGACAACATTATTATGCGTTAACTCGCTCGCTTCTTCTAGTGGTGCAACTTATACAATGTCTACTTCTGGAACTACATTACGTAGGGTTTGGAGTGATGGGCTAATTGAACAATGGGGTTATGCTACAAGTGCTAGTGACACAGATATATTTATTGCTTTTTCTATTCCTTACACTGTAGCCCCTAAAATATTCCCAGTTAACAGCTCAAGCTTAAATGCTGGTATACTTGGTATGCACGCAGGTGTAAACCTTGCAGCTGGCGCAATCAGCACTACTGGATTTTATGCTAGATTATCGCCGATATTGAGTAAATATTGGTATTCTATCGGTTATTAGTAAGGAGTTTTTAATATGGATAATATATTTATCAAACCTTGGACTGAAGATTATAGTATCTTCGCAGCACAAGTACAAACAAACGGTCAAAGAATTGAAGAAGATGAGGTTGCTTATTATGCGCTTTATCCTAATCAAAGATTATTGAACGGTGAAATTGTTGACAGCCCTTGTCCTATATTTTCAGCTAATCAATTGGCAGTTAAAAAAATAGATTTATTAAACGAAATTGCAGAACTCGAAAAATCTCAACTTCGTGCAGTAAGAGAATTAATCATAGATCCGACAAGTACTTTTCCTTTGAATAAGTTAAAAAGTATTGACAGTCAAATTCAAGATTTGCGTACACAGATAGAGGGGCTTTGATATGGATTTACAAACAATAGGAATTTCTCTTGGCGGAAGTGCAACGGTAGCATTTGCAATTGTTAAAACTTTAGTTAGAGCAGAAGCAAGAAAAGAAGTTGCTCCCGACATAGAAAAACTACACGGACGAGCAAATATTATTGAAAAAGATTTTGTAAGATGTGAATTTTGTAAATTACAACACGATAATCTAACAAAAACCCTTCAAAGTATGGATACAAAGCTAGACACCTTAATAGCTAAGTTATAGGAGGATTTATGAAAATTCAACACCTCACGCAAAGCCCTATAAGAGACGTTATACGCCCTGTAGGTAGTAATAGACCTAAGAAAATACCGCCGTTTATGGGCAATCCTTGCAAGATGGTATATTTAGCGATTAAGTTTAATGGGAGTGATTATGACGGATTTAAAAAGGGGCAAATATAATAAATTTAAAAGAATAGTTCAATTAACAGATTTTCACATTCCTTTTCACGATAGAAAAACATTAAGTGCAGTTTATAAATTTTTAGAAGACTTTAAACCTGAGCAAATTATTTTAACAGGTGACATTTTAGACTTTTATAAACTTTCTAGATTTGATAAAGACCCGAAAAGATATACAACTATTCAAGATGAAATAGACAAAGCATATCCGATACTAAAAAAAATGACTGAATTGTGTTCAGAGGTTCATTTCATAAAGGGTAATCACGAAGATAGACTTATGAAATACTTAAAACGCAATCCTGAATTGGCGAGTATAAAAGTCTTAGAAATTCCAAAATTATTAAATTTAGACACTCTTGGAATACATTATCATCCTTATGAATATATTTACAATGATTTTAGATTTACACACGGTGAGTTTGTAAGACCTGATAGTGGAGCAAGCGCAAAAGCAGAAGCATTAAAATACGGCTCTAATACTTCTAGTGGACATACTCATAGACTTGGAAGTTATTTAAAAACTGATGCTCGAGGAACTATTGGAGCGTATGAAATGGGTTGTTTATGTCAATTAGATCCTGAATATATAAATGGTGTACCAAATTGGGTACAAGGTTTTGGGGTTTTCCATTTTGATGATAACCGGTTCTTTTGTCAGCAAATACCAATTATAAAACACGAATTTATTTATGGTGGTAAGAGATATAACGGTGAGTAATTTACCGCACGGTAAAAAACGTTTTGCCAACGCCAGCAAAACGATAAAAATTTACCGTACAGGAAAGAGGGAGTGAATGAAAGATTTAATAGTAGGAGTAGGAACACCGATTAAAAACCATATTCCCGAGGTCGGGAAAAAGGTCGGTGCAAAATTTGACAACGACAAAACACGTATGGATTTATTAATGTGCGGATGCGCTAAAGCATTGGAGCAAGTCGCAAAAGTTTTGACTTTCGGGGCTAAAAAATACGCTGATGATAATTGGCGGTTAGTTCCTGACGCAAAGAAAAGGTATAATGCTGCACTTCATAGACATTTAAATGCTTATTATCAAGGGCAACTGTTAGACAGTGAAACAGGCTTGAGCCATTTAGCACACGCACAATGTTGCTTAACCTTTTTACTTGAATTTGAATTGGAGGGTAAATGAATACAAGTTATAACAAAAACTTAGAGCAAACAGATGTATTCTTTGACAAAGACGATAATTGTTTAGAATGCGCCTTCCAAGAAGTATGCCCTTTAATAAGTGCTTTACAACACGAAAAAGCTTTTTTGGCTACATACAACGAGCCAATAGAAAATTGCGCATTATCGAAACTAGGCAACAATATGACATTTTCTTTATTGGGAGATATAAATTATGATTAATTATTTTTGTTGGTGGAATAACAAATACATTGAAATGGATGAATGGGTATATTGGTTAATGCACGATTGCCAAGGGGGTTAAATGAAAAAGTTTTTTGTTACTCTTTTTGGGATTTTAGTACTTCCATTAGTACTCTTAGATTTTACTATTGAAATAATAAAGGATGAATTATTATGACTTATGCAGAATATTTATTATTAGCAAAAACAAAGAAAATATCCGACCATTTTACGCTATATGACGTTTGTCATTCGGATACAGCTTTACAATATAAAATAGACAACACGCCAACGGCGCAAATAATTGTTAACGCTACGCAATTAGCGAATAAATGCTTAGAGCCTATTAGAAAACATTTTAATAAACCGTTGGTTGTAAATTGTATTTTTAGAAGTCCAATACTAAATACTAAAATCGGCGGGGCAACAAATAGCCAACACCGTTTTGGACAAGCGTGTGACTTTGTAATCTCTGGTGCTGATTTAAAAATAGTTTTTGCGTGGTGCAAAACTAATTTAGACTACGACCAAATTATTTTCGAAAATCAATGGATTCATATAAGTTACAACAACACTGGAAAAAATAGAAAACAAGCATTGAAATTAGTTAACGGTAATTATTTACCAGCATAAAAGAAAGTAGGGAATTATGACAAACGTAAAAGAAACAGCAGTAAAATTAGTAAATTTAGTAATTGCAGATGCACAGGACAAAGATTTATCGGGTGAAGAAAAAGAACACAAAGTATGTGAATTTCTTGTCAAACTTGATGATGCTTTACCTGTAGCGGATTTTATACCAAACGCTTTAGAAGCTGAAATTTTAGAGTTTGGAGTTGATAAAATTCAAGAATATTTCGCAAAACTAGATATAAAAGCATTAGTAAAAAAATGCTATGAACGCATTAAACATTTATTTCACAAAGCTTAACTTCCTAACCTCGAGGATTAAATCTCTCTCTTAGCTCTCTCAAATTATTTGAGGGGGCTATTTTTTTGCCTATTTGTTATGATTGTAACGTAAAAATGTAATATATTTGTTATAAATAGTAAATGCTCACGGAATGCTCACAGCATATATTAAATCTATCAAATCTATCAAAATGAGAATAACCCTGAAATCCTTTATTTGTCTTATTTTATTAAATTGATTAAATCTATTAAATCCTTTAATTTACCCTATAATCACCCTGCTAAGGTGTTGTGGGGAGTAATCTTCACCGAGGGTTCGAATCCCTCTTTCTCCTTTTTTAAAGAGACTTTCGAGATTTTCGGCAGTCTCTTTTTTAATGTCTTTTTTATGGAATGCTCACGAAAATGCTCACGAAAAGT